TAGGTCGTGTTGTTAAAGGTGCTGCTACTGTAGCCAAGGCTGCTAAGGCTGAAGGTGTAATGGCTAAAGCAGGTTGGAATGCTGCTGCTAAAACAAACTATCGAGCACAAGTAAAACGCGAAGCAGCAGCAAGTGCTCGTGGATTAAGGGCTGCTAATAAACCAACTAAAGCATCTAAAACTTTTGTTGGCAGCAATAAAAATTTAAGCCCTAGTGTTCGTAGAGATGTTATTGTAAATCAAACAAAACCTGCTCGCCCTAACCGTGAGCGTGGTGGAAGCCTTAGAACTCTACGTAAGCAAGGCAAAACAGGTACATCTAAATAATTTTTAATTAACCGTTAGGACAATAATGTTAACAATGGACCAGATTGGCGCGAGAGTTCAGACTTTGCGCTACCGTGCACATGGTCGTGACCAGCGCAACGGTGACGTACAGATGGTGCGCCAGGGAAAAATTAGTCAGGTGTACCCTAACTTTTTCCCAGATGGCATTGACCAAAACGTAGTTGCTAACTTTATTGATATTGTTGCACGTGACTTAGCAGAAGTTATGGCACCGCTTCCAGCGGTAAACTGCTCAGCAGCCAACCAAGTTAATGACCGTGCTCGTAAGTTTGCTGACACACGTACACGTATTGCATCTAACTATTTTAATCATTCAGATTTGCAAGTACAGATGTACAACGGCGCAGACATGTACATCACATATGGTTTCCTCCCGTTCATTATTGAATTGGATGAAGAAGCAAAGTTGCCACGTATCCGACTAGAAAACCCAGTGGGCGCTTACCCAGAGTTTGACCGCTACGGACGTTGCGTTGCCTTTGCTAAAAGATACTCAATGACACTAGGTGAGTTAGTTGCGATGTTCCCAGAACATCAAAGCGCATTGCTTGGTAGAGATGGGTACAAGCAAGACCTTAACGGCATGATTGAAATGATTCGTTATTACGATAAAGACCAAACAGTTCTTTATCTACCATCGCGCAACAATATGTTATTGTCGCACGCATCTAATCCTATGAAAAAGATGAACGTAATCATTGCACGCCGCCCTTCACCAGATGGTGAATTGCGCGGACAGTTTGATGATGTACTTGGTATTCAATTGCTTCGCAATCGTTTTGCATTACTTGCAATGGAAGCAGCAGAGAAGTCAGTACAAGCACCAATTGTTTTGCCACAGGATGTACAAGAATTACAACTTGGTGGAGACGCTGTTATTCGTACAGCCAACCCAGCAGGTGTACGCCGTGTTGAACTAACACTTCCACAGGGAGCATTTACAACACAGCAAGTACTTAACCAAGAACTGCGTGTTGGAGCGCGTTACCCTGAATCTCGTACAGGTAACATTGATGCTTCAATTGTTACTGGACAGGGTGTACAGGCTCTACTTGGTGCATTTGATACACAGGTTAAATCAGCACAGGCTATTTTTTCAGCAGCACTGCGTGATGTTATTGCGCTTTGTTTTGAAGTAGATGAAGCATTGTATAACGAAGAAAAAACAATTCGTGGTATAGATGCTGGTTCACCGTTTATGGTAACTTACTTACCAAGCAAGGACATTAAAAAAGATTATTCTGCAGATGTAAGATACGGCATGTTGGCTGGATTAAACCCAGCACAGGGGCTTATCTTTATGTTGCAGGCACTTGGAGGGGGACTCATCTCCAAGGACATGGCTATGCGTGAACTACCATTCGGCGTCAACGTAACTCTTGAACAAGAGAAAATTGAAATTGAAAAGATGCGAGACGCATTGGTAAGTTCGTTAGCATCCATGGCACAAGCAATTCCTCAAATGGCTATGCAGGGACAAGACCCATCAGCACTAGTGCGTCAAATGTCAGAAGTGATAAAAGCACGTAAGGCTGGTAAGTCTATTGAAGACGCCATTGAAGAAGTGTTTAAACCTGAGAATCCTCCTGCTGGTGCAGAAGAACAGTCTGAGCAACCTGTCCCCGCTGCTCCTGGTTCCGCTCCAGCAGGAGGCGCTCCAGCGCCACAGGGAAGACCAGACTTACAAGCAATTCTAAGCACCATGACTGGTGAAGGTCAAGGTCGTAGCGCAGTCCGTACTACTAGAGAACGAGCAATTTAAGGAGTAAATCATGGCAACACCTCGCAAGAGAACCGCAAAGGTTAAAACAGTTGCTGATGAAAGTTACTCAAAGTTGGACCAATACGCAATTGAGATGCATGAGTTTTATAAATCATTACGCAAAGCAGGATTTACAAATGACAATGCGTTGTGGTTACTAGCATCAAAAGATTCACACCCTGATTGGTTACAAACAATTACACGTGATGATATTAGAAACCATATTGAAGAAGAGGAAGACTAATGCCAAGAGGTGGATACCGTCAACCTAATAATCCAGAACCAGTGTCAGGACCAGGAATGTTATCTAAGCGTACAGATGGTGGGGCTACTGAAGGCATGACACAACCGCAACAGCAATACACAGGTTTTAATTATGGTGAAGGTGGAGCAATTGCTGCGCAACAAAGCAGCGCACCACTTGCTGGTTCAGGTTTTTCTGATTTTAAATTTACACCGTTAGACGCTCCAACAGAGCGTCCTACTCAACCAATCACTGCTGGCATTGATATGGGAGAAGGTGGCGGTACAGAGTTAATGGCTGGTATGCCTAACTACGCACCTACATTAGTTGATACATTAAAGCGTCTTGCACAGTATGACCCATCGGGTGATGCAGAATTAATCTATAGACAACTACTTGACAACGGGTACTAATGGCTCAGTACATCAAACCTGTTGTTGCTGAAGTTTCACCTAACCTTTATGCTGCGGCTAAATCTGCAGGTTTATCTGGCGTAGAAAAAAACCAAGTAGAACAAATGAGTTACACGATTAAGAAACATCGTGAACTTGCTAAACTTGGCGTAGATGGTGCACGTAAAGAGTATGACCGTTTAGACCCTGGTATTCAAGACCAATTAAAGTTTATGTTTAAGGACGCAGAGTACATGCAGGAAGCACCTGATGCTGCTGACCGCGTTATGGGTGCTGTTGGAACTGTTGCTAAGATTGCGGCTTCACCGCTTATTGGTTTATTTAAAATTGGTGGACAATATAACCGTTTAATTAATACTCCTTATAAAGTTGCACGACAGGTTGCACAAGGTGAAGATTTGTTTTCTTCTAAGACTTGGACTGATGCATGGGACGGTAAGAACCAGTATGACCAAGGCGCTCTAACAGAGGCTACAAACTACTTTGGTAAGTTTGATGTATTGGTTGCAAGAGGATTACTAGAAGGTAAGACTCCTGGTGAAATTGTACAAGATTTTGGCAAGGTAGACCCTAATCTACTTAACTCAATTAAAAAAGCATATGATGACCCTGACGCTTTTGAAAAAGTTATTGACGGCGTAAAGTATGCACAGGTTTCACCTGGTAGAGATATTGCTCGTATGCTTGACCGTAAGCCACCTTCAAAAGGTGTTAGCGGTAGCACTAAAAATGTTTCTGGTGTCATTGACTTTATCTATCAGATTGCAGTAGACCCGCTTACTTGGATGACAGGTGGATTAAGCAAGGGTGTTACTAAAGGTGAACGTATTGCTAACTCACTTACTGAAGCAATTAACAAAGGCGTTCCAGTTGAGAAGGCTGTTGAGACTACATTTAAAGACCCACTAGTATTTAATTTGTGGCAAGACGGTATTGGTCCTGCAATTAAAAGAGTTGCAGATTCTGCAAATCCTGGTGATAAATCATTAGCACTTGACAATATTGCTAAAAACTTTCCAGGATACAATGACCCTAATGCAATTAAAACACTTAGCGAGGCTAGAGTATTTGATGCGCAAAGCGCACAAAAGTTTTTTGAAGATGCAGGTAATTTAAATCTATTGCTTGCTGGTCGTGTTGATGGTGTAACTTACATGCGCAATGGCGTAGCAGTTGCTCGTCAGAATCGTTTGTTCTCTGATGCCATTACACGCTCACTTGACGGTTTATTTAATAACATGAGTCGTACAGGTAAAGAACGCGATGAAGCGTTAACACCTATTACAGAAGCATTACTTAATACTGAAGACGCTTTACAGCGTTTGATTAATCCTAATGCTGATATGTCTGTTTTGCTACAGGCTAATAAAGAAATTAAAGGTTGGAAGAAAATTGGGCAGATGGCTGCTCGTTCTCCACAAGGACTAGAAGTACGCATTGGTGCTAATGCAGTTGATACTGCTTTTAACTTTACAGCCCGTGCTCGCCAGATTCTTCCTAAAGAAATGGCTCAGGCATTAACAGTACGGTTCCTTGATTCAACTGCTGATGAGCAGATTGTTATTTTACGTAACTTAGATGCTGCAACTATGTACTCAATGGGTCTTGGTGGTAGCGTTAAGGGTGAAGAACTAATTGTCAAAACACTTCAAGACAAGTATGGTGACAAAGCAGGTTTTGCAACTAAAAGAGATTTAGCAATTAACCCAGAACATGCTAAATATGCACCTGCAAATACTGTACGTGAATCTGAGTCAGGGTTTTTTGTAAACACAGAAGGTCCAATACAGCCATATCAGACAACTTGGGCTGTTGGTCCATTACCTTATGACGTAATTGGTTCAACTATTTGGGAAATTAAATCAAAAAAGAATATTGTTAATGCACTTGGTGGTGCAACACAGGGTTCTTTCTCAAAGAAACTAGTTGACTCATGGTCTATCTTAACTTTATTTCCACGTTTAGGTGTGCGTTCTGCAATTGATGAAGCAACAATGTATTTATTGTCTGCACCTAATAAAGATTTGCGCAAGTTTGCCTCTTTAGAAGGCTTGCGTTTAGGAAACATGTCTCGTGCGTCTACAGGTTCTAAGTCTGCTACAGGTCCAATACGTGATGGTATTCAAAAGGCGTTAAGTTTTATACCTAACTCTAATAAACCTATGCGTATTGGCAAGCAACCACGTTATTCACACGAAGAAGCGTTAACATTGCTAGACCGTCAGAATATTCTTGAGGCTAAGGCTATTGAGTTGGGTGTTGACCCAGTAATGCTATCTAGTTTAGAAAAGCGTCAGGCTATTTCTGAGCATGTATCTCAAATGTATGGTCGTTATGTTGACCCTGAGTCTGCTGGTTATTTAATGCAGGCATTTGTGCACTCACCTGATGCGTTGAACTCTATGGCTTCTTCAGTTGTTGCTGCTAGTGGTATCTCTGGTCGTTACGGTGATGAGGTTGCCGCATCAGTTATTACACCATCTATGCTTGACATGGCTTTTGAGCAACTTGGTATTAACATGGGCAAGGGAACACGCACCATTGACACTGGCATGCTTACAGAACAAGAAGCAGCGTTAGCGCATTTTGAAAAATGGTTTAAAATGCTGGCTGGTAACAAGGTTAAGTTATCAGATGAGCGCACTCTTAATCCAGCAGATATATTCTTTAGATATAATGCACTTAAGCCAGGCGAAATTGACCCACGCACTGGTAAAGAAATGATGGAACTGGCATTAGATGCTGGTATGAAAAAAATTGGTTTTGAATTTAGTGACTTAACTAAGACTTGGGTTGTTAAAACTAATAAGGACCAACAGGCTGTTAATGCGTTCTTAGAACGTTCTATGTACACAGTACAGGCCCGTGCTAAGGGCTTAGATGATGAGCAAATTGTACGTGGACAGTTGTTCCGTATGTTTACTGACATGTATGAAACATTCCACGGCGATGCAAATAAGTTTAATGAAACATTACTTAATGTAGTGCGAAGCAGTTACAGCCAATTACAGAAGATGGCTGTTGATAGTGGTCGCATCCCTTCATGGAATGAAGCGGTTGCCCGTATTCCACTAGATGAGTTCCAGGATGCAAGTAAAGGATTCCGCATTAGCGGACCTATTAATACTGAACTAGCATTTGGTGACTTTGATATTGAGTCTGTATTTAGACGTTATGGTAATACTATGATGGACATGATGGATAAGCAGGTAACTGGTATATTTCGTCAGCCAGCAAT